GATCCCGAAATAAGAGAAGTAATGGGACTGTAATAAATAAGTATGAGGAGAACATTATGAAAATTTACGCTGTTGCTATAAACTTACACGACCATAACACCTATGACGGTGTTTATCATAATCAATTAGAAAGACACACAAGATTTAAACATAACTTACCATACAAAGCAGAAGCTTATAATCATCAATCAGATATATTAAATCCTGGTGATTATACTTTAAATGATAAATTTGTAGCAGAGCATGTTAAAAAAGAACCTGATACACTTTTCGCATTTACATATACTTATGGTGGTATAAGAAAAGCAAAAAAAGAATTATGGAATACTATATTTAAAGGTCACGATGAAATTTTAGATTATGAAGTTAAAACATTATGGCAAAGACACTATAAAGATGGCATTTATTATATTGACCATCATCAATCACATGCCGCTTATGCATTTTTAAATTCAGGTTATAAACAAAGTGATATACTTGCAATAGATGGTATTGGCTCAAGATATAGATGTGTATTCTTTGACAGAGACGGCAACGCAACTGATTTATCATCAAAACTTCCTATTGGGTGGTTATGGAATCATATGTCTAACTTGACAGGATTTGGAACATTAGGTGCAAGTAAACTTATGGGTAAAGTTGGTTATGGAAAACATAGTGACTATTACTATAATGTATTATCTCAAATTTTAGAAGGACCTATATTAGAAAGAAAATATCCAGAATGGAAACAAATTAAAATTTCTACACATGGTATAGATGACCTAGCATACACACTACAAGAAATTACAATGGAAAAAATTAAAGAACATATCTATCCATTAAAAACATCCGATAATCTTTGTCTTGCTGGTGGTGTTGCTTACAATGGTTATGTAAATGAAATGTTTACCGAAAAATGGGATAATGTTTTTATTCCACCTGCAATTGGTGATGAAGGCCAAGCTATTGGTACTTATCAACATGCTGAATATACAATAAACAATAGAGTACACAAGTCTAACGTATATGCCGGCAAATCATACGAGTATATAGGCGAAAAAAAATTAACGTCTTATAAAGAAATAGCACAAGAAATCGCCGATGGTAAGATAGTAGGTTGGTTTCAAGGTAAATCAGAAAGTGGTAACAGAGCATTAGGTAATAGAAGTATATTAGCTGATCCTAGAAATCCAGAAATAAAAGATATTATCAATAGTACAATAAAAATGAGAGAAGATTTTAGACCATTCGCTCCAGCAGTTTTAGAAGAACATTATAAAGAATATTTTGAGACAAATAGTCCTAGTCCTTATATGTCAAGAATATGTAAAGTAAAAAAAGATAAAAAATCAGTAGTACCTGGAATTACTCACGTTGATGGTACTGCTAGAATACAGACAGTTAACAAAGAAGATAATAATAAATTTTATGAACTTATACGAGAGTTTGGTGTTATCACTGGTGTTCCTATGTTGCTTAATACAAGTTTCAATTGTCAAGAGCCTATAGTAGAAACACCTCAAAATGCATTAAGAACTTTTAAAAGAACAGGATTAGATATATTAATTATTAATGATTATGTGGTAAGAAAATGATTTATAAAAATAAATTTGGTGAAATTGATATATTAAATTCAAAATATAATTTTAATAATAAAACTATAGCCATATCTATGTCTGGCGGATGTGATAGCACTATGTTATGTTATTTGCTTGCAAAAACTATACAAAAGGAAAAATTAAATATTATTATACAACCATATAATGGTTACGATATTGATATACCACACGATTCTGAAAATGTGCCAAACATTATAAAATATATGCAAAATAAATTTCCAGGTGTAATAAGATGGCCAATAGGGGTGGTTTATAAAACTTTAAGTAATGAAAAAACTGTTCTAGGTACAGGTACAGGAGATAGTATAGTATTTGAAGATGAGATAATTAGACAAGATTTGCCATTTAAAGGAAATAAAATTCTTTTTGAATCAGATAAAGATAAAAATAATTGGATCCGCCCATTAAGAGATTTAATTGAAAAAAAAGTAGTTGATAATATAGTAATTGTAGCACTTTCACAAGGTCCTCCTTTAAAAGTACAACTAGATATGATAAAAAAATACAATATGGTAGGTCCAAAATTAATACAAAGAATAGAAGGATATTTAGATAAAGAAGATTTAAATGAAATCCAACAATTGAAGCAGAGCTCTAATCTTGTAAATAATGCACCATTTAAATTTATTGATAAACGATTTATAATACAATGTTATAAAGATTTTAAAATGATGGATGTTTTAAATGAAATGACCGAATCGTGTACAAAACCTGGTGGAAAATGTGGAACCTGTTGGTGGTGTAGAGAAAGAGAATGGGCAATGGAAGAAGTATGTTAGATTTAAATTTATTAAAAAATATAATGAGTGAGATTAGAGAGAATGATGATCTATTAGATTCGTTAAGTCCTAATCAATTCGCTACTAAACTAAAACTTGTTGAACATGTAGACAAATTAGATTTTTTAAATAAAGATTCAAAAATAGTTATATTTGGTAGTTGGTATGGCAGTATATTAATACCTGCTTTTTATCATAAAGTAAAACAAATAGTATGTGTTGATACAGACGCACAAGTAATTAGTAGATCAAAGTATAGAATATTTCCAGAATGGAATATTGATTGGATAACAGGTGATGTATTTGAAAAGTATAGAGATCAATACGATGGTGTTGATTTGTTTATTAATACATCTTGCGAACATATGAAACCTATGAAAGAATGGGGACCGGCACCAATAATGAAAAATCCTTGGTGGGGTAGAACTTCACCTACACACTTTGCTTTTACATCAAACAACATGTTTGATATTGAAGGCCATATTAATTGTGTAGATACAATAGAAAATTTTAAGAAACAATTGCCTAGTAATGCAACTGTATTATCAGAGGAAAAGGTAACAGATTATAGAGGTACAAGATTTATTATAGTAGGAAAAATGGAAGGAAAACCTGATCCGATTATGTCATGGGAAGAAGCTAAGAAAATAAAATAATGAAATTATTTGATAATGAAACTAAAAAAAGAGTTATATTCTCCTTGTATATTAATATACCTAAAGAGGAGTTAGACTTATTTGATAAACATATAAAGAAACCAGAAACAGAGTTTACAAATATTAATACTAAAAATGAATTTGAAACTCATTACCAAAGACTAATAGATTGTAAAAAAGAATATGCTGATAAAATAGGCGTAGACTTTTTTATGCATGAAGAATATAAAGAATATTACGATCACTTTCAAAAAAACTATCCAGAAATTACAAGTTATAATATAGTTAACTTTTTTAAAATACATTTACTATATGAGTATAGTAAAAAATATGATGAAGTATTATACCTAGACTTTGATGTTGTTCCTAATACAGACGAAAACTTTTTTGACCATTGGGATTTATCAAAAGGTGTTTGTGTTTTAAATAATAATGAAAGAGTATCTCCTATTCAAAAGATTACAGAAAGAACACAAACAATAAGAAGTCCAAACGCAAAATTTTATAATGCTCAAGCTATGTTAATAGAAAAAGGTTTAAGTCCTGAAAATGATGTTATTAATACAGGTATAATAGGTATTGATAAAGAACATTTAGATCAATTAGAATATTTTACAAATTTTAAAGAAACTCTTAATGAAATGACAAGTCTTATAGGTGTATATGATATATTTCCTAAAAAGATTGCTGATTTCTTTGGTTATGATAATGAAACAATATTTGCTGTGAAACTAAAAGAAAAGAAAGTACCAGTACAATGGTTAGATAAAGATTGGCACTATTTCTTTGATACAAATCTTTTTATTCCTAAAACTGCCAAACTTATACATGCTATTAATAAAAGGTTTGATATAATTTGGAGAAACATTGATGATTAAAATATGTACTGTATACTTCAAAGGCATGTATACACCAGATTATGTTGCTAACTTATATGATGGACTGAAAAGAAACAGTACAATACCTTTTCAATTTATTTGTTTAAGTGATGACCCTAACGTAAAGGCCGATGTAGTATTACCATATAATCATCATAGTACTATTGTAAAGCACTGGCACAAATTAAAATTTTTTAGTCCTTTATTTGGTGGTCAACAACCAGGCGATGAGATTGTTATAATGGATATAGATCAAGTTATTGTAGGTAATGTAGATGATCTTATAGGACATCCAGTTGGCGATGATGAGTTAGTATCATATGGTGTATTTTGGAATGAAAGATTACATACTAACAGATTAAAAGATAATAACATATTACCTTTGAATGGTGGTTTTTATAAATTTAAATCTGGCCAATTCAAGCATATATGGGATGATTTCGCACTTAATCCTGAATATTGGCAATTGCATTATTACAATGTAGGTAAAGTACACTTTAAATATTATGGCGAACAAAACTATGTTGATTGGAAAATATTTGAAAAGAAAAGTAAACTTACTAATACACCACAAGAATGGTTAGGTAAGTATACAGAAAACGGAAAAGATATGATAAATCTGAACAAGATGTATGCAAAAAAATTTGATACAGATTATATGTTGTTAGATGAACCAAATGAAAAATTAAAGATTGTACACTATACAGGTCCGAATCGTGTTATTCACGAACTAAAAGACAGCCCTTTGTATAGTAAGTGGATAAATAGGTAAATGGACGAGAAACAAAAAAAAGAATTTGAACAAAAGTTAAAGGATAAGAAACTATGGTTTTGTCCTTTACCTTTCACACATGTATTCTCTAGTTTAAGTGGTAGATTTGCACCTTGCTATGACGCACTAGCAAGAACTGGCCATAATATGGAAGATACTACAATAAGAGAATGGTATACTTCTGACTATCAAAACACTTTAAGAAAAGAAATGTTAAAAGAGGATTATAATGGTAAATTCTTTAAACATCATTGTACAGGTTGTTGGAAACAAGAATCAAAATATGGTCGTTCAGATAGACAAAAATATGTTGAACAAATATTAGCAGGTACATTTGATAGTAAAGTACCAGAGTTATTAAGAGCTGTTCAAAAATTTCAAGATGACGGTAAGTTAGATTTAGATGAAAGAATATTAGACATTAAAATGAAGATGTTTGGTAATGCTTGTAATCTAGATTGTTATATGTGTACACCAAGAAGTGCTAACACTAGAACTATATCTTTAAAAAAATTAAAGAAAGTATATGATCCTGATTTAGACCCTAAAGACGGTGATAGAATGAATACTTTAAAACATGATGATATAGAATATCTAGATGATATTGCCTCTGTAGCAAAATATACTAGATCAATCAAACTAATTGGTGGCGAACCTTTAGTTATGGTAAATCATTATAAACTATTAGACAAATTAGTAAAAACAGGTTACTCAAAAGGTATAGACTTAATCTATAAAACAAACTTATCAGTATTTGATATGGACGGTTACAACTTTAGAGATTACTTTGACCACTTCAAAGAATTTGTAATGAAAATATCTATAGATAGTTATGGTAAATATAATGACTATATAAGAAAGAAATCAGATTGGCCTTCACTTTTAGATAATATGAAAACAATGAGAGCAAGAAGAAATGCAAGAGTTAATGTTCACTCTGTAATATCTTTTTTAAGTGTATTAGAAAATTATAAACTAATTGCATTATTAAAAGATATGGGTATAGCACATACGTTCTATATTATAGAATATCCAAAAATCTTACAAGTTAAAAATTTACCATATGATATAAAACAAAAATTAATACCTTTTTATAAAGACTATCCTAACATTATAAGATCATTAGAAAAGGAACAAGATGAAGCAGAATTTATTAAGACTATTGAGTATTGTCAAGATTTAGATGAAAATGGCTTCAGTAAGGAAAAAGGACATGATTTATTTGCACTACATCCAGAACTAGAAGAACATTATATAAAGGCGAAACAACGTGAGACAAGACATTAAATAATAATTGAAGGAGATATTATGAAGCTAACATACGGCGAACAGACAATAGACTTATTTGGAGAAGACATTTTTCCAGATGGACCCCCAGAAAAGGTTGTAATCTCATTATCAGGAGGTTGTGACTCATCATCACTTACATATTTAATTGGAACTAATTTTCCAAATATTCAAATGTATCCTTTTCATTCAAAAGATGAAGACTGCACTATAGATACTGAACGTGCTATAGAAGTACATAAATTTTTACAAGACAAATTTCCTACAGTTAATGATTTAGAAGTCTTTAATGTAAGAACAAGTGATCCTAGTTGGCAAAAAAAGGCCAAAGAAGCAATGGCTAATCCAAAAAATAGTCCTACAGTAAATGGTAAAAAAGTTTCTATGTGGGGATCATTAAACGGTTGTTCAAAAGCTCTACAAAACAGAAACGTAAGATCAATTATGTCAACAAGATATTCAGCACCTGTTGTTATGGCCATGACTTCTAATCCTCCAGTAGATGTACAAAAAGAAAGAGGATTTTATGATGTAGCAGAAAGAAAAAGGGATCCAGGCGACAGTAATTTAAAAATGATGGATATAATGCCAGCTGGTGGTAAAACATATCAACCATATCTAAAAGTTAATAAAAAGTTTGTAGCAGGT